CTTTGCCATACGGTGATAAAGCTTCCGGAGTCTTGGGTTTTAGAGCCGTAGGCGACTGGTTCGGATGAGATGGCTTTCACGACTGGTCGCCTTTTTTTTATCTATAGCTATGGATTTTTAGATGTCATCAGTTAATCGTTCTACTCAACATCTGTTTTCTCAGATTCCTCGATCAGTTTTTGACCGTTCTCATGGTTATAAGACAACCTTTAATTCTGGTTATATTGTTCCTTTTTATATTGACGAAGTTCTTCCAGGCGACAGTTTTAAGCTGACAGCTACTTTGTTTGCTCGTTTAGCTACGCCGATAGTTCCTTTCATGGACAATCTTTACCTTGAAACTTTCTTCTTCTTTGTTCCGAATCGTCTTGTGTGGGACAACTGGCAGAAGTTTAATGGTGAGCAGAAAAATCCGTCTGATTCAACCGATTTTTTAATTCCGAGGGTTATTGGCACGAATGTGCAGAGTCAGACCTTGTGGGATTATTTTGGTCTTCCTACGAATGTGAATGGACCGCTTCAAGTTAATGCGTTGCCTTTCCGCGCTTACAATCTCATTTTTAATGAGTGGTTTAGAGACGAGAATCTTCAAGAATCTTTGAAAGTTCCGACTGGTGATGGTCCAGACGATCTTTCTGACTATAGTTTGGTTCGTCGTGGTAAGCGTCACGATTATTTCACGTCATGTTTGCCGTGGCCGCAAAAAGGACCAGGAGTAGAAATTTCTATTGGTGGAACTGCTAATTTGAATATTTCTAGTTCTGTTTTTGGTGATGGAATTCCTCTTTTTAATCGTGCTTCTAATAATGGTTCAAATCCCGCTGGTGGTTTAGCGTCTGGTTTGTCTGGCTCTTCTAATGTTGTTTTTAATAATTCTGCTGGTGGCGATTTATATGCTCTTTCTTGGCAAGATCCCAAATTGTCTGTTAAGGTTAGTGGTACTGCCGATCTTTCATCCGCCACGCCAATTTCAATTAATGACCTCCGTCAGGCTTTCCAGATTCAAAAGCTCTATGAGCGCGATGCCCGCGGCGGTACGCGTTACACAGAGATCTTGCGTTCTCATTTCGGCGTAATTTCGCCTGACGCTCGTCTGCAGCGTCCTGAGTATCTTGGCGGTTCGTCTGCTCGAATTTCGATCAATCCTGTTCAGCAGACTTCAGCTACTAATGAGACAACTCCGCAAGGTAATTTGGCCGCCTTCGGTGTCGTTTCAGATTCGTTCCATGGTTTCTCGAAGTCTTTTGTCGAGCATGGCTATGTCTTTGGCTTTGTGAACGTCCGTGCTGATTTGACCTATCAGCAAGGTGTGAATCGCATGTGGTCTCGTCATGGTCGTTTTGACTTCTATTGGCCTGTGTTGGCGCATCTTGGCGAACAAGCTGTTCTTAACCAGGAGATCTATGCTCAAGGCAATGGTGATGACGAGAAGGTTTTTGGTTACCAAGAGCGTTATGCGGAGTATCGCTACTATCCTAGTCAGATTACTGGTAAGTTCCGCTCGACTGATCCACAGCCGTTGGACAGTTGGCATCTTGCTCAGAAGTTTTCTTCGTTGCCTACGCTTTCAGCTCAATTCATTCAAGATGATCCGCCCGTTAATCGTGTAGTTGCCGTTCAGGATGAGCCGCAGTTTTTGTTTGACTCGTATATTCGTTTGAAGTGTGCTCGTCCGATGCCCGTCTATTCAGTGCCTGGATTGGTTGATCACTTCTAAGGAGTTGCTATGGCTTTAGTTATTTGGCTTGCTGTTGTTGGTACTGTTGTTATCTTTGCTTTAGGACAGTAATTATGGGTTTTGGTTGGGCTGAAGCTATTGGCGGTGTTGCCAATTTAGGTAGTTCTGCCTTGGCTTCTTACGCCAATTGGAAGCATCAGAAAGAGGTGATGAAGAATCGCCACCAGTGGGAAGTTGAAGATTTGCGAAAAGCAGGTCTCAATCCAATTCTTTCTGCTGGCGGTCAAGGCACCTCAGGCAACGCTCCAGTTATTGAGCCGACTGATGTCGCTGGTGCTATGCACTCTGGTGCTGATGCAGAGCTTAAGCAAGCTCAGGCTAAGCAGGTTGAAGTTCAGAATTCTGCTTTAGCTGCAGATACTGAGCTTAAGAAAGCTCAGACTGAAGTCGCTAAAGAAGCTTCTACTCTCACTTATGCGCAAGCTGTCGGTCAAGGCTGGCAGAATCGTATTTATGATGAGACTTTGAAGCAAGCTCAGAATGCTACTGAGAATTCAGCTCTTGCTACTGAGCGGAATAAGATGGTTTTTGACTATATGAAGCAGAATCCTGCGGCTTGGAAAGCTGGTCAGTTTATGCAGTTGCTTAACCCCTTCGGCACTGCCGCGCCAGTTGTTAACTCTGCCGTTGGTGCCGCTCGCCTTGCAAAATGATAGATACGATTCTTAAGTTCGTTGATGTTTTGTTGCGCTCTGGCTCAGCGGTCTGGGAGGCCTTTAAGGCCGTTAAGAAACTTTTTAAAAAGTGAGGTTTATATGTCTCGTCGTCGTCATAAGCTTTCTCGTAAGGCATCTAAGCGTATTTTCCGCAAAGGTGCTTCTCGTACGAAGACTTTGAATACTCGTGCTGTGCCGATGCGCGGCGGTTTCCGCATTTAAGCGTTAACCCTATTTCCTTGCCGCGGTCGTCATAGTTATCATTTTGAACATCTTCTCCATTTGGAATTTTGCTATGGCTTCCGCGGCTTTTCGTTTGACTCTTAAAGACTTTGGTATCTGCTGGCTTGTGCCTGGCGAATCGACTTATGTTGGTCGCCGCAAGCTCGTGACCTGGACGCTTTATCGTGATCGCCCTTGGACTTCCTTAGTTTCTTTCCAAGTTCGTTCTCGCTCTACTCGTGAAACGATCCTTCGTGAATTGCATATAGCTTGTCTCGAAAAATGCCTTGCTATCACCCAATAACTGCCTATCGTCTTGCCGGTCAGAAGACTAAAGATGGACAACGTAATGCGATAACGTTTGATCCGTCTAAAGCTATTCCTTTTTCTGAGTTCAAAGTTCCTTGCGGCCAGTGTATTGGCTGTCGACTTTCTAAGTCTCGTGAATGGGCCGCTCGATGTGTTGTTGAAGCTAAGAGTCATAAGAACAATATGTTTCTTACGCTGACTTATGATGATGCTCATTTGCCTGCCGATGGCTCACTTCATTACGAGCATTTTCAGCTGTTCATGAAGCGTATGCGTAAATACTTCATGAGCCGATTTGGTCAACAGCTTCGTTTTTTTATGTGCGGTGAGTATGGCGACAAGCTTGGCCGTCCTCATTACCATGCCATCATTTTTGGCGTGACTTTTGTTGATAAAAAGCTTTGGTCGATTCGTCGAGGCAATAACCTTTATCGCAGTGCAATGCTTGAGAGGCTTTGGCCTTTTGGTTTTAGCTCTATTGGCGCAGTCAATTTTGAGACTGCGGCTTATGTTGCTCGCTACGTTACTAAGAAGATCACTGGTCCTTTGAAGCTTGAGTATTATGACGGTAAAGTTGCTGAGTTTTGTCATTGCTCCTTAAAGCCTGGCATTGGTCATGACTTCTGTGAAAAGTACATGACTGATATTTATACTAATGATCGACTTATTCTTAGTGAAAAGATTATGATGAACCCTCCGGCTTATTTTGATAAGTTGTTAGAGCGTTCTGATATTGTTCGCTATGAAGAGATTAAGCGATTGCGCGAAAAGCGCGGTCGAGATTTTGAAGATACTGGCGAGACTTCGCCTCATCGTCTTTCAGTTCGTGAACGCGTCCAAGAATTGAAAGCCGCTAAACTCAGGCGCGTTATGGAAGAGAATCAATCATGATCCTTAAAGTTTTTTCCGTTTTCGATTCGAAACTTCAGGTTTTTAATACGCCGTTCTTTAGTCGTTCTGCTGCCGATGCATCTCGGTCTTTCTCTGACTTAGTTCGTGATAGCCGTACAACCGTTGGTCAGCATCCCGACGATTTTTTCCTTTACGAAATTGGTCAGTATTCTGACGAGACTGGCGAGCTCGTAGCTTGTGCTCCGACGCAGGTTGCTGCTGCGAATGCTTTTGTTCCTCCGTTCGATCCAGACACTAAAGCGCCCGCGCCTGCTAAGCCTGAAGTCTAAGTACAGACGCGGGCGCAATCCTGGAGATTCTTCTAATCAGTCCTTGCGTGGTGCGAGGACTTTTTTATGTGGAGCTTATATGAAGTTCAAAGTTAATCACACAAACGCTACCGCTGAAGGCATTGTCTTTACTGAACCGTCTATAACTCAACAGCATTTTAAAGATGAGACTATGATCGACAATATTCTTCAGAAGTATGCTGAGACAGGCTTTTTGACTGATCCTTTTACGCCGAAGCGTCCGATTCAATTCGGCGACTTTTCTGACGTTACAGATTTTCAGACTGCTCAGAATGCTGTCGCTCGTGCAACTGAATACTTTGAAAGCCTTCCTTCTCGTATTCGTGCTTCGTTTAATAACTCACCTTCTGAATTCCTTCACGCGCTTAATGATCCTGCGCAAAAATCTAAGCTCGAAGAGCTTGGTTTTGTTGCTCCTGATGAAGCTAAGACTTCTGAGCTCGTTGGAGAACCTCAGACCGCTCCTGTTGCCGACGCTAAACCGTCTACTTCTGGCAACAACGGGTAATTACTAATAACTAATATAAGGGATGGTTTCCATCCCTTCAAAACCTCTTTGATCGCCCGCTTGCGGCGATCTTTTTTTTCAGATATCTCAACGATTTGCGCACGGGGAGAACCGGAACCAGTTGCCTTACTTGATGTAACTGGTTCCGGTGACACCCCGATGAGCGTGCGGGTACCCAACGCACTGCTCGAATGTT